AAAATTGAAAATAATTATTATCTGCACCATAACCAACCCACTCTTGATTTGGTACTTCTTCAACAATTGGACTTGTATAAGTGCTTAAATTAACAAAACTAATTTCTGACTTAGAATTTCTAACAAATTGTCCTAAGCTATTTCTTTTTCTTTTTTTCATATTACAATGTAATCATTATTATAAGAATTATCTGTAATGTATTGACCTTGATTTATGTCATAATATAAATTATCCATTTGGTCTATTTCTTGGTCAGTACAAAAAATTCTATCTTTAAATATAGTATCAATATTAGTTGTATCTATATTCCAAAATTCATTATAAACTTCCCATAAAAAATAATTAGTATTCCAAAAGTTTGGGTCTGAATATAATTTTAAATCATAAAAATGACCTTCAACTAAAACAGGACTGAATGCTTGACTAAATGTTAAATAATTACCAGATGTTGTAGCATTAGTTACCTCGTAGGTTTGTGTTACATTAGTACTGTCATCTCTTACAGATAATGTAAACTGCGCACCATATGTTCTTGGTATTACTTTTAAATTTTGAGCAAGTGCTGATGTGGTTAATACAATCATTTAATATATAACGTAATAAATAACTTATTTTGTAGAAATGTTAAATCAAAAAAAAAGCATCCCTAAGGATGCTCTTAATTTTACATAATTATTAATTATGGTGTTGGATTTATTTTTTCAGCATCAGCTGTAATTAAATTAGCAGCTAAAAAGTAGGGAGCACTTTCCTCTAATCCTTCCATTGTTAATGTAAACCCGCTTAAATCTCCTGCAGCAGCTCCTGTTACGGTAGTTCCTCCAGTACATTCCATACCATTTTCAAATCCACATAAGAATTGGTTACCATAGTAATCTTCAACGACTACATAAGGTCTACCAACTGCAATAATTTGCAATTCATTTTGTGTTTTTGCATCTAAATATGTTAATGTTAAATTTAATGTTTGAGTGTAAAAAGTTGTACCATTTTCTCTCGAACTCGTTACTGTAGTTTCAAGTGATGAATTACCCTTAACATCATACTCATACCAATCAGGTTGAGTACCTGTTATTGTAGCAACTTCACCATCTGCACCTAAAGTAATACCAGTAAGACCTCCAAAGTCACCAAAGTAAACTTTTTTAATCCCACCAAATGCCGATTTGCAAGGTAAACTTCTTCCAGTTGTTAATGCACAAGCCATAGTTTATATTTTTTTTATAAAAAAAGGGTAAGTAGGCACTAACCTACCTACCCTAATTTTTGGTTAATTTATTTATTAAGAATAAAGAACTATTTCAGAACCTATTCCATACTGCACACCTGCAGTGAATCTCATAATTACTCTAACATTCTTACTTCCATCAATGTCAGCCATATCGATTAATTTAACTAAGTTATAGTCAGACATTAACCCTGTTCCAAAGAATAAGTTAGATTTTTGAGCAGCCATTGCATAGTTGTTTGGTAATCCATTAGCAACAAAGATTTTTACACCATCAATAGAAAGGTTTTCATTTCCACCGAACCATAAAGTTCCTCTGTTGTCAATACCATTTGCACCTACTGAACCTACATTTTCAGTTCCTGCAACGTTAGTTAAGGCAGCATATCCACCTAATGCTCTTACATATGCTTTTGCAATGTTTTGAGATACGTAAATGAATAAATCATCCTTTCCATAAAGAGTTGAAGGTATTGCATCTACAATTTTACCAAGCTCTGCAATTACGTTTCCAGAATCAACACCTCCACCTACAGCAGCAACGTCAATAACATCTCCATCAGCAGCAGCTAAAGTAGTAAATCCATTAAATTCTCCTGCAACAGCTCCACCTAAGTTTCCTTGCCAGATATTGTTTTCTGTTGAAGCAGCAACTTGTTCTGCAACGTGAGCAATTAAGAAGCTTGAAAAATCAGGAGGTAGATTATCAAAAGCTGAATAACCCATTGATACTGCACCCCAATCAGATTCAAATGGAGTTTTACATAATTCAAGATTAACTTGAAATTGGTCAGGTTGTATAATTCTTTCAGTAAGAGTTACACTTCCTGCAGATGTAAAGTCACAAGAGTCATCAGTAATTAAACCAGAAGTAACTACTTTTTTCATAACTTCTTTATACTTAATGTTTGGTTTAATTTCAACAGCACCTTGACTTAAAGTGTTACCGCTTAATAAAGCAGCAGCGATGTACTTACCTGCAAATTCTCCAGCATAAGTAGTCGTGATAGTTGGTTGTGGCATAATTATTTATTTTTATTTATTTAATTGATTTAATATATAATCCATTGTAGAAGGCTTTCTATTTGGTGCAATTCTAAAATGTTCTTTTTTAGCATTACCTGTTTCAGGACTGTGCTTAATTGGTTGAGCTGCAGGTTGAGATAATTCTTCCTTTAATTGCTCATTTACTTCTTTGTTAAATTCTTCTTTAACTGTTCTTGATTTTGGTTGTCTTGAAACTTCTTCTTCCATTTCAACTTCTTCTTCTTCCATATTCTTTTCGCCTACTTTAGATTTTAAATCAGCAATAGCATCTTCAAGATTTTTAATTCTTTTTTCCATTCCTGACCAATCATCAACTGAAGCTTCTTTTCCATCATCTCTCATTTCTTCATCTTCGTATTTTAAATCTTCGGTTTCATCTTTTGATTCTTCTTCTTTTTGTGGAACTTCATCAGATACTTCTCTAAGGTCATCAATAATTCCCTCTTCCTTTACGACTACAAGTCTACCATCCTCAAGTAAGTATTCACCTACAGGCATAGCTACTTTTTCATCATCAGTTAGGATAAAAATTTCTTTTCCCTTTTCAAATGACTCCGCTTCTACACGAGTGCCATTCTCAAGTTTTTGTTCTTCAAGCTTTACATCTAAATTTAGAAGTGTCTTGATTTGGTTAAGCATTTCAGTTGATTTCATAATTATATATATAACGTGGTTTAATTTAATTTTTGCATTTTCAAATTGTTCTTGATATAACTCCTATTCCTTGTGCCCATAAACTACCATCACAACATTTTACTGAATAGGTATTTTTATCTTTACAAAAACAAGCACGCCTAGACCCTTTTGGACTTGATAGGCCTGGAAAAAAGTTTCTTAATTTCTTATTCATTATTTTTGTGGTATACAGTTAGGTACTTCTTTACCATCTTTTATTTTAGTGCCATATTGTTCGTAACCATCCCAACAAGGTTTTTTTAATTCCTCATTATCTCCAATTAATATTTGTTTTATTTGGTTTAATATTTCCTCTGATGTTTTTTCTTGTGCTAAACCAACAGAATCTTTAGGTCGTTCCATTTTATCTGCAAAATATCCCTCAATAGAAAATCCTTTTACTTTGCCTGTTTTTACATAGTCGTTCCAAACATCTTTATTGTTGACTTTGACAGCACCCATCCAAGTTCCTACAGGTACATTCATACCATATTTTCTAGATTTATCGTGTACTTTATCCTCTACAAGCCAAGATTCAACTAAACTTAAACCATTTAATTCGTGTTGATGTTCAAGTGTTGAATTGTTTTGATTACCTTTTGTCAAGTACATTTGAGAGGCTTTTAAGACAGTATCTTTAGAAAAATATATGTAATATTCATCTCCTTCGTTATTGCGATATATTGGCTTATTAGGTATTAATAGTGGCCCCATTAATATTTTTTTGTCCTTTGATATTTCAGTTAATTTTATTTCATCACTTTTTAATGCGATAAAATCTTCTTCAATTGCTGGACTTTCAACTATAGATATAGCTTCGATTCCTGCCATATCTTGATTTTCATCAAGTATTAATTCGACTATTTTCATATTTTATATAACGTATTTAATTAATTATTTTGCATTTATATAGTAGCACCCTCTACAATATTACGTTCAAGTCCTTGTGCAGTTGTTACATCATTACTTACAACATAAGCTCTAACAGGTTCTTGACTTTGCTCTCCTATAACAGAAGCTAATTGACTTGTTGCTCCTTGTCCTACCACATTAAAAGCAGGTGGTGTTGGTGCAGGTGCAGGTTGTGGTGCTGAACCACTACCAATTGTTGGTGCCCCTTTTCCACCTAATGTTGGCACAGGTGTAGATGTTATTTTTTTAACTTGACCAATACCTGATACTATTGCTGCTGCTGCTGCCGCTGCACCTAATGCAGGACCAATAATTGGAATACCTGCTAATGCTTTATATGAATCTTGTGCTGATTGATATGTACTAATAGTTGCTGCTGCAATAGCTGCTGCTTTACCTGCTGCAGTTTGTTCACCTAAAACTGCTGCCATATTATTAAACCCATCAGCAATAATTTTACCTTTTTCTTTTTGTGTTAATTCTTCCCATTTTATTTCATTGGTAGCAACTTCTTCGTTAAATCCTGCAAGTGCATTTTTTTTAGCTTCTTCGAGTTGTATAGTTGCTAATCCTTGTGCTTTTGCTAATGCTATTAATTTGTCGTAATGCTCTGTTACTTTAATTATTTCTAATTCTCTACGTTCATCCTCTGTAACTGCTTCTGCATCTCTTATCTGTAATTTTAAATCTGCTAATGCTTTTGCATCATCAATTTCTTTTTGGTCATCTAATTTCTTTTGTTCTGCTTTTTTATCAGCTTCTTCTTTTTCTTGTGCTGCTGCTTCATCTCTAATTGCTTTTAATTCTGTTTCTTGTTCTCGCCTTGCTGTAGTAACTTCTGCTGTTAATGCTTTTTGTTTAGTTAATCTTGCTGTTTGTAAATTAATTAATTCAGCTTGTAGTTGTGCTTCTTCATCTAAATCTTCTTTTGTT